AAATTGCAATTGGACGGTATAGTATATGGCAATGAGACGGCGAATGCAGTACGAGCTTTAAACGAACTAGCTCCTAGATTATCAAAGAATTATGAATTAAGTCGTAATCAGCCGATAAGTTCTAGTCTAGACATAAGTCTTTCAGCTCTGTGTGGTACTTGATTATACCAAAGAGAATCTCTACCTTCGATGGCAGCAATTTTCCAATCATGCTGTAAAAGCGCATGATTCATTCTTTTGAATTTACGCAAACGAGTTCTTCCAAGATTGAACATCATATTGACCAGTATCTCTTGTACTTCGCCCGGGAATAATGCCCATTCGCTATCTCCGTATAAAGCTTTACATTCGGTGATTGCGGTATCAACATCTTCGTTGAACACCACTGCAACTCTTGATTCTGTGATTGGTGTACCAATTGGCATGCCATATTCTGGGTCATCTTCAGTAATGAGATGGCCAATTCCGAAAGTAGGATAGCCGAGGTGATCATTGTAGATTTCATATTTGATTCCCTCGTCATATTTGAGTTGATTAAACAGTCGATCGCGATCCATAATGTTTACTTTTCCTGTAATTTGTAGTAGAATATTCCTAAGTAGTTGGAGAATATATGACATCTTTTTATACTAATGTAAGTCAGCAAGGTAATTATTTATACGTGCGCGGCTTCGATTCGGATGGCGAACGAATTCAAAGAAAATTCATGTACGAGCCATACCTTTTCGTGCCAAGTAATACCGAGACCGGCTATAAAAATATTTATGGCAAGCACGTACAACAAAAAAACTTCAGTAATATTTGGGAAGCCAAACAATACGTCAATCAACACAAAGATTGGGAAGGCTTTGATGTCTATGGTCTCAATCGTTGGCCATATGTATTCATTCATGATAATTTCAATAAGCAAGAACCTGATGGCTCGAAGGTCAATGTAGTATGGGTTGATATCGAAGTAGCATCAGACGACGGATTCCCTGAGCCTGAAGATGCAGAGAAAGAAGTAACAGCTATCACACTCATTCGTCGTGATCTAAAAATTGTCATTGGTTGTGGTGATTTCGATTCCACTGGCATGGATAATGTATACTACATCAAATGCAAAGACGAACGGCATCTACTCAACAAATTCTTACAAGCTTTCGAACGACTTGACGCCGACGTCATCTCAGGTTGGAACTCAGAATTTTTTGATATACCATATCTTGTCAATCGTATTACAAAAATTTGTGGTGACGAATCGCCGAAGAGACTGTCACCATGGGGTGTTGTTAAAGAGAAGCGTGTCTATCGGCCAGGTTCTGATAAGCAATCACAGACATATCAAATCTTTGGTATCTCGTGCCTTGATTATCTTGCTGTATACAAAAAGTTTCGATTACAGCCTCGCGAAAGCTATAGGCTCGACTTCATCGCTGAGACAGAGCTTGGTGTAAAGAAAATTGACTATTCTGAATATGGTAATCTACACACGCTGTACAAAGAAAATTATCAAAAGTTTATCGAATACAATATTCGAGACGTAGATCTTCTTGTTGATCTCGATAAGAAACTTGGCTACATGGATCAGATCTTTGCGATTGCCTATGATGCTAAAGTAAACTATAATGATACACTTGCATCTGTGCTCATATGGGACGTGATCATTCACAACTATCTCATGGATCAAAACGTGGTCATACCTACAGATCCACCTACAGCAGATGGTGATCGCCGTATTGTTGGTGGTTATGTGAAAGATCCGATCGTTGGTATTCATGATTGGGTAATGTCATTCGACCTCAACTCTCTGTATCCACACTTGATTATGCAATACAATATCTCACCTGATACTGTACTGCCTAAGATCTCGGAGTTGATTGATATCACATCGCAATCGTCGGTCGATGCTCTTCTTTCCGAAGATATGAATCTCGACGAGCTCAAACAGTTTAATGTTACTATGACACCGAATGGTAAGATCTATCGAAAAGATATGCATGGCTTCTTACCTGCTCTTATGCAAAAGATGTATGATGATCGTGTGTTATACAAAAAGAAGATGTTGGAATGTAAACAACAATATCAAGATAATCCAACACGACAACTCGAGATCGATATCTCTCGGTACCACAATCTACAACATGCCAAAAAGATTCAGCTAAACTCAGCTTATGGTGCACTTGCTAACAAATACTTTCGATGGTTTGACAACGATAATGCCGAAGCTATCACCATGGCAGGTCAGTTATCCATTCGTTGGATCGAAAAGAAAATTAATGCATGGCTTAATGGCATTCTAAAGACGAAAGGTCGAGACTATGTTATCGCAATCGATACCGACTCGGTGTATGTGTCATTCGATAAGATGATCGAACTAACTCGGCCAAAGAATCCCGTAGACTTCCTTGATAAGGTAGCTAATCAACAAGTGGAACCATTCATTGATCGATCATATCAAGAACTCGCTGAATATACTAATGCATATGCTCAGAAGATGTTCATGAAGCGAGAGAACATCGCCGATAAAGCTATATGGACTGCTAAGAAGCGATACATCATGCATGTATGGGATTCGGAAGGTGTTCGATATAAAGAACCAGAATTAAAGATGATGGGTATCGAAGCCATTCGTTCTTCTACTCCTGCAGTATGTCGAGATTACATTAAGCAAACACTCAATCTAATCATGACAACCAATGAGGCTAACGTACAAAAATATATCGCTGACATTCGTCAAGAATTTCGTACACTTTCCTTTGAGCAGGTTGCATTTCCTCGAAGCTGCAACTTTGTAAAATGGGAACGCAATCATCAAGGCAAAGCATATCCTTCGACCTATGCCGATGATAAGACAATCTACAAGAAAGCTACACCGATTCAGGTCAAAGGCGCTCTTATATACAACTGGTATCTTGATAAATATGGTCTAGATAAGAAGTATGAACTCGTAAAGAGTGGTGAGAAAATTAAGTTCTGTTATCTTAGCAAGCCTAATCCATTCCATGACACAGTCATCTCAAGTCCTGATGTACTACCAAAAGAATTCAAGCTTGATCCATATCTAGACTACGAAAAACAATTTGAAAAAGGCTATCTCGATCCTATTGAAATCATACTACATGCAATCGGTTGGAAGTCAGAGAAAATTGCCACACTCGAGGATTTTTTCTCATGACATTTCCATATACACTCGATAATTTTATTACCGATGAAGAATGCGATAGACTATTACATGTGTCAAAATATTGCAATGCAGCCTTCGAAGATTCGACAGCGGATGTCAATAATGATCGATGGAAAAGCCGTGTTGCATATAAAAAACATGTAAACGTATATGATCCTATAGCTGCTGATCTTATGGAAACTATAGCTGCACGAATACATCATAGATTTGCAATTACACTACCAGCTCTAAATGTGTATGTAGAGATGCCACAGTTTTCTCGTTGGCAAGCAGGTGATAGATTAAATCCACCTCACATTGATAATTGTGAACATGATGGTAGTGATAATCTTACACCATGGCGGCATTTTGGATATGTACTTTATTTAAATGAAGATTTTGAAGGTGGTCAACTTTTTTATCCGAACTTTAATATCGAATATGAACCGAAGGCTAAAACGCTTGCAGTACACACTGCCGGACCTGAATGTATGCATGGAGTACAAGAAGTTACTTCAGGCTTTAGACATACTCTTATCGGTTTTGCAACCATAAATAAAAGACATTACGAAGAACATCCTACGGCTTACTATCATGACAGATAAAAATACTCTCGATCTTGGAGATTTCGATTTTGGTTTTTCACTTGTTGACGCCGATGAATTATCCGAGGTACAACAAGTCAAAACAGAATTGGCTGATACTGAAGGCCTTGCATCTGAATGGCAAGCTCAGGCAGATCAATGGAGAATGAAGGCACAAGGTATATACAATGCTGTGCAGCCTTTGCTTAATAATTTATCGAGTGAACCAGAGAAGGAATATATCTACTGGCCGGGTGAAGACAGAGTAAATAAAATTAATGCATTCAAACTTAAGTTGAATCAAATCTTGGAGGATTAAATGAATATTAACCATCTTGTGTTGATGATGGGATTATTGTTGACATGTGTAGGTGGATATTTTTCAATCATTGGTTTAGCAACTATCTTTGCTGGTGCATATTGGTCAGTTGTTGTAATGGCTACGACATTAGAACTATCAAAAGTCGTGGCTGCATCATGGATCTATAGGCAATGGTCTATCGCTCCTTTCTTAATTCGTACATATATGGTATCAGCTGTAGCTATACTTGTGTTCATTACTTCAATGGGTATCTTTGGTTATCTCTCAAAGGCACATGTTGAACAAACTATTAATCAAGGTGGAAATAATGAAATACGAATCGAATCTCTGCAACGAAAAATTGATCGACAGAATAATATCATCACCGACGCCGAGAAGGTCGTGGCGCAACTCGACGAAGCAGTGGAGATACTGCAAAACTACGATCGAATCCGTGGACCTGATGGTGCGTTGGCTGTTCGAGCAGGACAAGCAGAAGAAAGGCAGTCGCTTAACGAATCGATCAATGAAGCGTATGATGA